TCACCTCCTGGTGATTGGTAGTTTTAGTTATTGAACTGAAACACCGAGTAATGCGCTGAGTTCTGCAGCACTTTTAGCGCCTAAAATCTTTGACATTGAATCTTCATCTACTCCTGGAGGAGTACCTGTTGATACGACATCATTGATGCGCTTCTGTGCTTGTAGTGCAGGGTTCTGAGCCTGGCTCTCGCCTTTATTTGACTCTTGCTGAACACCAAAGACATCGCCATATTCATTGAGCCATGTTGCCACGGCTTCCTCAGTGACATCAATGTCCTGTGGGATAAACGCTGCGACCTTTGGGTTAATACCCTTTGCTGTCAGTACATCTTTTACGGTGCGCTGACGAGTTTGATTCTTTAGAGTTGTTGCTTCTGCTTCAATTTCTTTCAAACGCTTTTCAAGCGTGCGATTTACTTTACGCAGTTGCTTAACGACATCCTGAGGCTCATTGTCCTCATCAAAGAAGTCATCGTCATCATAATTGGTAGCCATCTACCTATCTCCCTTTTGTTAGTTGTATTCGCAATCCACAAACATGATTCGGGGAAACCATGTTGGCTATTGCTACCAGACTGTTACGCCCCCCTGGGCTGGTCTATCAGGGTGGGGATTCTTATATGTTGCCTTCGCTGCCAGTCTTAAGTGATGCAGCACCTAATCCACTGCTACCGCCAAAGCGTGCAGTTTCACGGGCTGCTCTCCTCTGAGATGCAAGGATTGCTTGCTGGTCAGATTCAATGGTTGCCTTGAGTGCTTCTCTGTCTGAGTAAGTTCCTTGTTCAAGATAAGCAAGTCTGCGCTGTGTATCTGCAAGTGTACCAGATTTACCAATGGCGGTAGTTAAGTCAGTCAGGTTCATGTTCTTGTAAACATCTTGTTCTGCAAGAGTTGCTGCTTCTATACCACCAAATGCATTAAACCCAGCCGTCTTTGCAACACCAGCAATTTCTGCTGCTCGTGCTTGCTTAAGAAGCAATGGTCCAGCCAAGTCGCCATTAAGGAAGTGAGCAGTAATCTCACCTTCGCCAATGTTGTAAAACTCTTTAAGCGCTGTACGAATCTCAGGGTTAGTTGACTTAGCCAAATCTTGTGCAGCCTGTGCTCTGTCTTGTACCTCTTTTGGCGATACTTCATTACCAATAATTGAACCAAGCATAGTGCGGTTATCATAAAATCCAACTGGTAAGTCAAAGAACTTTAAAGTTTCAACTATCTGATTTTCAAGTTTAATATAAGTATCTTCTGTAATTGTACGGTTTTTACCACGCAATGTAGCCATGCCAGGAAAGCGTGCTTTGTATGCTGGTTGGTCATACAACTTAATAAGCGTATCTTCGGTAGATACATCAGAAAGAATCTGAGAACTAATAAACTCTGAAAACGCTGGGTCATCAATACCATTGGCTTTAAAAGTAGCAATTAACTTATCAGAAGCCTTAACTTTAACTTGGTAAGCATTTTCTGCAGCAACTTTGGCTGCTTCTGCCTTACCTGTGGCAAACGCTTTATCAATGTCAGCCTGAGTAAAACCACCAGAAAACCCTGTAGCGCCTCCTGGCATACCGCCAGTGGCTCCTCCGCCATCTACCTGAGTAGGTGATGGGTTGTTTTCACCTTTGCCACCAGTGGCTGGTCCTTGATTTGTATTAGCGCCTTCGTTACCTTCGGTTGTGTTTGGTACAACAGGTGGTACTACTGGTGGTACTACTGGTGTAACCACAGGTGGCACAACAGGTGTGACTACAGGTGGAACTACAGGATTAGCAGAATCAATAGGACCCTTGGCTGCAGCATTAACGCCAGTTGATGCTTTAGGAGCAATGTTTACAAGTGTATTGCTCCAAATCATATTACCGCCCTGATACTTAGGGTCGGATTTAAACTTTGGATTTAATGCATAAAGTTCTTTAAGTGTAATGTCATTGGCTTTAGCAATAGCGCTAAGCGTATCGCCAGGTTGAACACGAACAGCAGTATCGGGATTTGTTTTGTCAGGAGTTGCCACTATGCCACCATCCCAAACTTCTGTAGAATTGAGAACGCATACTTATCGTATGTATCGTTAGCGTTCTTTGTGTACTGCCAACGCTCGTCAGCCTTAATCATTTTGTCTGCTTCCCATAATGGGCGAGCAATAATTTTGCTTGGGTCTTTAGGGTCAACTGCTTGAAAAATCTTTCCATCTTTAAACAATGGGTCATCCCACTTGATTGTGTCAGGGTCAACCTCAAGTAAATCTGCAGCCTTTTGACGGTAGTTAGATGTTAAATCCCATAGGCTTACACCAGCGTTAATTTGGTCTGCAAAGACTGAATACTTAGTGGCAGTGTTTTTGCGAATCTCTGATTTAATATCATCAACAGATGAACGAACACGCACACCGTTTTTGTCAGTAAGACCCATAAGGCGTTGTGTGTAATTTGTAATATCACCAGCGCTAAGAGTTACACCCATCGTGTTTGCCCAGTCGCCAATATCACGAGTCTGTGCTGAGTAAAGTCCACCTTTAATCTTCTTAACAATTTCAGTGTTGCTTGTAATAACGCCTTCAACTTGTGCGGGTGTCCAGTTGTGAAGGTAAGCGTTTTCACCCAAGGCTGCAAGATAGTTAGACACCATTGGGTCAGTAGCATCTAAACCAAGTTCTGTAGCAATCTTAGATACTGATTGGCGGTATTCATTAACACCTTCACGATAAGCGTTTTCGCCACCCTTAATACGGTCAATAAGTTTTTGAGCCACTGTTGGTCCGTTTAAACGGTACCACTCAGTGTCGTTAATCATTGTTGCAATGGTTGCAGCATCATACTTAAATGAGCCGTCAGAGTTTCTTACCTTTGAATAAACGGCATTAAGTTCAGGAATAGTTGTAAGCGCGGTAATAATCCATGTAGCCATTGGTGGCGCTTCTGTTGATTCAAGCCCAGCCTTATATGTTTTACCACCGTATGAACCAGTATATGGTTGACCGTTTGAATAAAGGATACCGTTTTTAAGTTCCATAGCCATTATGCTTTAAGTCCTAACGCTTTGACTAGAGCATCTCCAAACACATTGGCTGTCTGGAACTCTGAGTATCTTGGGTCTTGTTTTGCATAAGCCTCAACATCGGCAAGTACATCTGACTGTCCATAACCTGGGGTTGTCTTAACCTTTGTGGTATTTCCAGTAGTTGTGCGTACTGTCTTGGTTGGATTCTTTGCTTCTTTTTTGCGAACAATAGAAAGAATATCTTTATACATTTTGTCGTCAACATTAGCCAAACCAAGTGATTGAGCAAGTTGGCGTTTAGCCAAAGTTTTAACATCTGCTTCGGCAATAGGGCTTACATCAATAGTTGTGCTTGTTTGACTACCGCTACCACTTAATCCTTTTTGAAGGTTAAGTAATTCCCATGGGCTTACATTGTGACCAGCACGGCTATATTCCAAAGACATTTTGCCGTAGGCTTCCCATGCTGATTTAATCTTATCTAGCCCATCTGTAGGCGAAAGTACGCCAGCATCAACAAACTTCTGCTTAGTAGCAGCAAGTCCCGCTGCATCAACTGGAAGCATTTTATTCCAGTCTGGAAGTTGTACTAATTCTTTTTTGCTACCAGTAATTGTGCCACCAAACTTACGGCGTGGAACTGATGTTGGTGTTTCTTTACCAGTAAAGATTCCTACATTGCCAATACCTACATAACCAGTGGCTGATTGACCAAACTTAGCCATAAATGCAGGAAGGTTATTAGCATTAAGATTTAACTGTTGTCCACCTGGAGTATTGATAAGTGAGTTAACATCAAGTCCTGCAGCGTTAGCAGCAGCAACGGCGTTAGCCATATCAACCTCTGCTTGAGTTGAACCAGTGGTATCTGCAACATCTTTATTTCCACCTGCAGCATTAGCGATTGCACCCGCAGCCTTGCTGCCACCGTAAAGAACTGCACCGCCAACAAGAGCCTTTTTAGTTTTGCTGTATTTAGCAGCAACTTTAACTCCTTCGGTTGCAGCCTTTTTAGCAAAAATAGATTGCCCAAACTTTAACAACGCCTTAGCAATTTGTGCTCCTGCTAAGCCACTTTCAAGGACTTGGAAGTCTTTAACGGCAGCCTTGATTTCAACATCGGACTTATCAGGATGCATCTTCTTTAAGAAGTTATATTTTTCTTTATCTGTCATAGTCCTATCCCAAGGTTACAGGGTCATTTTGTAAGAATCGTTGGTAAAAAGCATCAAACTCTCCGCCTGATTCCTGTCGCAAAGTTGCAACTGTATTCATCCAAAGGCTATTCAAATCTTCATTATCTTTAGCCTCAAGTGATGCTGCTCCACCGCCTGCTTTTCTGCTTGCTAACTCACGAGCAATCTGTGTACGAGTATTGTAATAGATTGCTAATTGGCTAACAATAGGGCGGTTTGCATTGTCCTTGACCCATTGTGGGTCTGTAAGGATTGTCTTAATTGTTTGCATGCGGTAAATCCACTTACCTTTATCCACACTGTAAAAATCAGCAGCCCAGTCTTTGTTTGTCTGTGCTAATTGCTGAGTAAACATTTGCTTCATAAGGTTTAGTTCTTCGGCACCAGACTCTGTATAAGACTGGAATCCTTGACCATAAAGTTGTGAGTCAAGATAATCCATAGCCTTGCGGTAATCAATCCATCCCGACTTCTTGTTAGCATCTATCTTAAGAAGTGCTGGGTTACGAGTGCCACGGAAATTATCAATAGAGCCAGGCACTGGAGCATTTCTTTGCTGCCATTGGTATACGGCATTACTAAAGTCGTACTTGCCCGATGGGTCATTAACAACAAAGCCAATCATTTCAGGAGTGGTTGTACCAATCTTTGAAATAAGAGCCTTGTACTTTTGAGTGTTAGCCTGTGCAGCCTGTGAAGCCTGAACTCCAGTGTTGTTCAAAGATGCAGAGATTGTAGCCTCAGCCATTTCTGGATACATCTGTAAGAATAATGAATCAGCCTGTGAACCATAAGCCTGTTGTATTTTGCGGTATTGCTGTGTATACCAACTCAATGGTGAGTCGTACTGTGCAGCAAATGGCAATGCAAGATTAGAAAGCATCTTGACTCTATACATATCGTTGGTAAGTCTTTGGACTTCTTCAAATGTAGGTTCAGTAGTGCGCTCGCCAAGTTTAAACTTAATCAATTCATAACGATAAACAGTATTAAATGTTCTTGACCATTGACCATCACGAGTACCTGACCAAAGTTGTGTAGCCTTCTGCAATGCAGGTGGTAACAAACCTTTAAGGGCATTATCTTGTGGACCAAAAGGAATAATTGGAGCAAGCATGCTCTCAAAATCTGGGCGCATCTTTTCTAATTCGCCAGCAGGGATAGCAACAATAGGACCAAATCCTGCAGTTGCTTCACCTTGGAACATAACATCTAATGAGCGAATTGGAATACTTATTTGACTACCTGCGCTGCGAATAGCAGCAGCAAGCCCACTGCCACCAGGGATTCTTTCCATGGTTTTCATAAATGTTTCAGGCATAGGCAAAACAATTACATTGTCGTAACTAAATGTAGTTGCTAGGTTGCCATCTTTATCCATGACATTGTTCTGGTTGCTAAGGGTTGCAGTAATCTGACCAGCCTTAGCCACTGCTACTGGGTTATCCTTTGAAAGAGTAGCCCAACGGCGAATAGTGTTTTCCCATGCGTTAAAGAACGGCATAATGTAGCGCATCTTTTCGCCTGCGTAAGACTTACGAATAATAGTAAAGAGTGTCTTGTTTACTTCTTTACGAGTTGATTCAATAGCATCTTTACGAAGTCCATTGATTTCATCAAGAGTAAGTTCAGCCTTAGGGTCATTAAGTTGTGAACGCTTAAGTGACAAAGCAATGTTTCCACGCTGTTGCATTTCGCTACGGTACACAGCACGAGCCAATGGATGACGAGCAAGTGTTGTTTCAGGTAGTGAACCAAGGAAATAAAAAGCCTTGTTTACAAAAGCCTGTGCTGCAGCGCCTGCACCAGATACTGGTGGGGCTGTAGGCACCGTGCTACCAATAATGTCTGGCATTGCAGGTGTATCAGCAAAGTGTGTACGAAGCCACATCTCATCAAGTTGGTTAGCACGGAAGGCTTCTTGAATCTCTGAGTCTGGAAGGTAACGCTGATATGCACTGTGTAGGTTTCCTACAAAGTCTTGAGCATCTGTTCCAACATTAAGGCGCTCACTTGCCACCTTAAATGCTTTGTCATCAATGTTCATTTTTTCAGCATAAGCAATACCCTTTGGGTCTTTACGAAGCCAAGTAACAACATTTTCTGGAGTCTTGTTGTTTAAGAACAATTCAATAATTGGGTCAATTTTATTTTCTGATGGAGAACGAAAGAAATTGTTGACAAAGTTTGCATAACCATTAAAGTAGCGTGGGTCGCTTGCACTTAGGCGTGTTTCTTCCATGTTGCCATAGCGTGCTGCAAATAATTGAGATGGAGCATCTGCCATCAACTTGTAAGTATCAGCGTTGTCAGTGCGCTGTCCAAGGATTGCACCAAGTTCACCTTCCATGGCATCGCCATGTTCAATAACTGTGCCATCGTAAAGTGTTGTTCTACGCATACCAGTGCCAAGCATTTGCTTTGGTGCGTTTAAACGAGTTTCTTCTACAATGCGAGCATCAAGGCGAGCAAGTAAGTTTTCGTGGTTTGACCTAATAAGAGCATCTCTATCCGCTAAATCACGGACAAGATTAACTATGCCATCGGTTGGGTATTTACCGTTTCCGATGCGGGTTGCGAGTTCGCTAAGGCTTGCTGCACGATTTGATTCGCTAGGTTCTGGGCGTACGCCTTGCGTTCCTCTGGTGACATTTGACCGAAAGGCTTTGGTGCTTTGACCCAATGCAAAGTTTTCGCTTGCTCCGACATCGCCTGTTCCTCCTGTGTTAATTTCTTCAAATGTATTTAAATCAAAGATTTTCTTTTGATTTCTTTCTTTGCCAAGTTTAACAGCCTCTGCACGGTCTTTAATTACATTGACTGGTTCAGCCCAGATGTGCATAGTACCATCTTCGGCAGGTGCAACCCATGTGCCAAAATGGTCAGCCTCTGAAAACTTACCAATCGTGTTTTCAATGTGCTCGGCAAGGTGTTGAGCCATAGCCTCAGGGTCTGCCTTAGCAGCATCAAGACTGTATTGGAAAGTACCGCCACGAACCGCTACGGCAACGCCACCTTGTGGCACATCACCAGTCATGAACTTAAATGTTCCACCACCGTTTTCAACGGTTGACTGAATCATTTGAAGAACTTTAGACTGGTTGCTTGTTACTGCACGAGTGTTACGGATAGCATCAAGTTGGCTCTTTGCAAGCATTTGAGTTGGCTTGTTGGTTGCAGTTTCAACCATTGTTGGGTCAACCAAAATAGTTGCACGACCATTAGCCTTAACATCTGGAAGCGTTAATTTACCAACACCGTTGGCACGCATCCAATCAAATATTTCTTGTTCTTTGCCTTTCCAAGAATCTGGTTTACGAGCATCAAGACCAAGAGCCTTAAGTTCTGGATAATCATTTAAACCAAGTTTAACTCTTGTTCCTTGATTAGAGCGAAGGTCTACCGATGAACCAAACACTTTAGAGTGTAAAACTTGTCCTTGATTTCCTGGTTTGCGAATACGAAACTTTCCTTCAACCAATAATTTTTGAGAAATTGATTCAGGGTCAATAGCACGCCATGAACCAGTAGAAGGATTAAGAAGTTCTACTTGGTTACCTTTGATAACTGTGTTAATAAAACCTTCACGCATATCTGCAGCAATAGTTTGTAAACCCTTAGATGCAGGAACTTGTGGAGCCTTCTTTGGAAGGATGGCTTCAACGGTAACAGCATATCCATTTTTAGCATCTCCACCACGACTAATAACACGAAACTTTGTTCCTGCTGGTAATAAAACTTCTGATTCTCTATTAACCATCATCATGGATTCACGATGAAGATTTGCATATCCTAAGTTTTTTACTTGATTATAGGTTTCGGGAATATCTAAAGCATTTAAACCTTTAGGAAGTTTCATTTCTATTTGTGTAGAAATTGCGCCTGGCAAAGTCATTGGTCCACCAGGTTGAAGATTTAATACATCAACTTGCTCTATTGGACTTGGAGTTGCAAAGTTTCTAGCAACATCATCACTATAACTTGTAGAAACAAAAGCAGGTTCTTCAATTATATCGCCGATTTGAGCATTAGCAAAAGGATTCTTTGGGTTAGTAGTTCCACGATATACAGTTAATGGTTTAGTAAGAACGCTTCGTTGAATTGTTCTTTGTAAACCTTTTGGAAGTTCTGGAACATTTCTTCCACGAGATGTTGCAAAACTTGGGTCTCGTAACCCAGCCTGAACATCACCAAAATCTCCATTTACATAAGAGTTAAGTTCAGTAAATGCTTCATCGCTAATGCGTTCAACAATCTGAGGTGAGCCAATTTCATCTGCAGGACTACGCTCAATATTGCGAGGCAAACGCCCAGCAGTTCCAGTTAAACGCTTTTGAATCTCAGTTGCTGAGATGGTTGGCATACCAGCATCGGCATAACGCTCTGCAATGTCTGCTGAATAACTCATTGCTAATGGGCGCTTAGGGTCTAAGCCACGAAGTCCAGTAGGTGAACCATGGTACATAAACTCGCCAGTGCGGTATGAAGAAACATCTAAGAACTCAAGCATTTGTTCTTCGTTTAATTGTCCTCGTTTAAACGCAAGTTCAACGGCAGACATGTGCTCATCAATATCTTTGTTTAAACTAGCAATCTGTGCACGGTCTTGCTGAACACTTGCTAGTTGTTGACGAAGTTTAATTGAATCTTCACGCAAACCTTTAGATACTAAAGTCTTGTCAGTTAAACGGTCAATGCCAACAATACGATTGTTGTACCATTTCTTAACACCTTCGGTGCTTAATTCCGAAGCAGCAACTAAACCGTAACCTTTAGCAAGAATAGACATTGTTGCTTCTGAAATGTTACGAACTGTGTAACCAAGGCGTAGAAGTACAGAAGCCTTCCATACATCGTTAAGTAAACCAGCAATGTATCTATCTCTATCTGGGTCAAGGATGCCATGGCTTCCGTCAATAGCCTTAATCAAACCACTGTTTTCTTTAAGAACACGAGCGTAGTTTTCTAAGTCTATCATTGGCAGTGCGTTGGCACCTTGGCGCTCAAGATAAGGAATCTTAAGGATGGTGTCATCATTAGTCATCAAGAACTTGCGGTCACGGATACTATCCATTGATACTTTACGGCGACCTTTGTATGCATCCCAAATGTACTTACCAGTTTCATCTGAAATACCAAGTGATTTATTAACTTCTAATACTGCTAAATCTTCAAAAGATGTGGCTACACGAGCACGAGCCTCAGGTATATCTCCTGCTGTAATAAAGTCGTCATAGTGACGAGATACAACTGGAGCAGCAGCATCATTGCCTACAATACGGCGAAGCATGCCACCAAAGGCTTTCATTTCGTTAAATGAATCAGAGTCGTTAGCGTTAAACCAACCAGCAGGGCGTTCTCCTGCCCAGCGTTCTGCAAAATTAACTACTGCTACAACTGGGTGATATTTAGTTGGTTGGAAAATACCAAGCGTTGGGTATGCAGTTGGTGATGGCATTTCGCCTAATGCACGAGAAGTTTGGCGTTCAGCAGCGCGAATAGCGCCACGCTGTGCTGCAGCATTACCAAATGTACGCTTACTTAAGTCAAGACCTTTTGCGTTTAAACCTGTTATGTACTTAATGTAAGGGTCGTTCATTGCATTATCAACATGTGCTGCTGCTGCATCAAGAACATTTACATCTTCAACAATACCGTTGGTTGGGATATTATCAATAACTTGCTTATCAAGTTCAGATACTGGCTTTAACTTATCCATTACAAATGCTAAATCTTTACGCTTTGCAACTAGACGAGCCATAGCCTCTGTATCTTTAGTTGCAGTAGCAAGTAAAACATCGGCTACATCATCTGTAGTTTTTGCTTCACCAAGCAAATATGAAAGAGTATCTGCATCATTTGATGCATTAACCATTGGATGGTTACGAATTGCTAATCTATCGTTCTTAGCAAACCACTCCATGCTATTGTAAAGCCCACCAGTTGCATCACGCCCCTCGTTAATCTTATTAGCAAGGGTCTGTGGTGAAAGAATAGTTACATTGCGAGTGCTTTTTGGTATTAAAAAATCTTTTGTAAGTTGTGTTATCCCAGCATCAGTAGGACCCAATGGCTGTAAAACCATAGCCTTACGAGCAAGAGAGGCAGCCTTACCAACTTTACCTAGGGGGTCAGTTACTGTTGTAAAGAAAGTGTCATAGGCACCTGAAAGTGTGCGATATTCCCAGTTAGTATCAAAAACCTTGCGGTCATTTGGGTCAAAAATATTGAAATCGCCACGAAGGGCTGATTTAGTTGTGTCAAAGCGTGACTGTAAATATGCAGCAGCCTGTCCAGCGGAAATCTCTCCACGCTGTGCCCAAGCATTTTGCCAATCGTTAGTGGCTAAACCAGTTAATCCTGCAGATAAAGGCTCACGAACATACTTGCCACCGACATTGTAAGAAGTACGAGCAACTGGAAGAAGAACATCATTAAATGCTACACCTAAAGCCTTACGAGGTAAATAAGTAGTTGCAGTTAAACCAGTTTTGAATACATCTCCTGCTATCTGAAATGCATCACCTGTCCATGATTTGTCATTAGTTGCAACAGATGCAATATCATGTCCTAAAACAGCCAAGCCAATTTCGTTACCGAAGTTTTTTACTTGTTTTTCTGCCCAATTACCAAGGTTATTAAGAAATGTCATTAAAGAACGCTCCGCAAATAACGAACATAATTGCGGAAAGCGTTAGAGGCGGAAGGTGATTCTGCAAGAATTGAAAGCGTTGGCAATGCAGTAATCATACGCTGACGGTCCTCTGTTGCAAGAGTCTGGTCTTTTGCGTACATAACTTCGCTACCAGCACCTGGACCTGTATCAATACCAGTAGTAACTGGCTCATCAGGGCGTTGTGTTGGTGAATCTAACGGAACAATCTGTTGTCCAGTTGGGGCTGATTGTGGGCGACCCATTGAAGGAGTTGCTGCATAAGTTGGAGAAGCATTTAATGGAGCAGATGTTTGCATTTCCATCATGGCTTGGTTTTCACCGTAAGGTCCACCAGTCATTGCTTGCGCTGCTTGTGTTCCGCCATTGCCACTGCCACCTGTTGCTGAAACAGCATAGTTATTTTGTCCTGCAGTTGGGCGATTGCCTCCTGATGCCATGTGCATCTCCTTTCCAATTAAGGTCAGTATTTAAAAGTAGTGAGCAGTTTTGAAACTTACTCAGGTTTAAGACTTACTTTGAGCCTCTTGTACCTTTTGGTGCCTTTGTGAACATAGTGGTAGATGCGCCAGGCTTTGAAGCCTTTGGCATACCAGCGTTTGTAGGCTGCTGTGTAGGTGCTTTTCCAGAACCGCCTTGATTAGCAGGCTTTGATGCCTTACCAGGTTGGTTGTTTGGATACTTTGCTGTACTTGTATTCGCCATGGTTTACCCTCCTCCCTTTTAGAACGGCACTCTGCGTGCGACTGTTGCTTGTAAGTTTGCATCTCCTCGGTTGTTTAAACCAGCGAGAAGCGATTGAACATCTGGTCTACCACCTGGCATAATTTGTCCAGGAGCAACGCCTTGCATACGACCAGTTTCGCTCATGCCCATTGGAAGTTGCCCGCCACCTGCTGCGCTCTCACTTGGCATGCCCATAGATTCGGGACTTACTGAGCCAGGGGCTGCAGCAGGTGCGGGATTCTGCGGTTGGAACGCCTCGGAAATTGCTACTTCAATAGCAGTTCCTTTTTGGCGAGCCGTAATTACATACGAAAGTTTGCGTAGGATGTCGGATGGGTCTTGTCCTTGTGAAGCAAGGGCTGGAATTGCCTGTGCGTATGAAGCAATCGCTTGTTTCATAGCATCACGCAGTTCCTCTGTTTCAACCTTTTCTTCTTCTTGTGTTGCATTGAAAGAGAAAGGCATTTGACGGCGTAGGAAATCACGAGAAATTAACTTATCACCTCGTGCTTGTAGTCCAAAGACCAATGCACGGTTAGGGTCAAGTCCTGCCATCAAGCCATATTGCACATCAACGGTGTAATCACCAGCAATGTCACGAGATGGCTTGTATTTAATGTTGTAAGGGGTGCCGTTGTAAACACCCTTTAGTTCTTTTTCCATGTTGCCAAAGATTTTTTCATCTACTCGTAGCGCTAACGCTAGTAATTCTGTAAATGTGCGGGCAAACATTGCATGTGCAGTCTTGATTTGTGTATCAAAACCACCCATAAGAGCCTTAACACCCTGACCTGTAATGATTGAAGCATCAACATTACCTGTTCGGGCATCTGGAAAACGGCTACCTAGACGGAGTTCTTGCTCAAGAACCTGTGACTGTGCAAACACATGTCCAGGTAGTTCCAATGGGACTCGGCGAATCTCATTAGGTTTGGAGGAGCGCATAATTGCATCAGGTCCAAGGGCTAACTCCTGACTATCCAAAGGCATCGCAATCGGTGCCTGTACTGATTTAGTCGCT